TATTCCAAAGGATGAAAATGAGCTTAATGATTAACTCTGATATTTCAAAGCAGTTCTTGCTTGAAGAAGATGCAATTAAAGGTTTTAAAAAGGCAGTAGACAATAATCAGCAAAGACTTGCAATGCAAATCTTGACAGAAATCATCGATGCTTTTATGGAAGCATTTGGTGTATTGTTTGAATCAGAAGAAGACGCTGAAGAAACTACAGTTGAAAATGTAGAACCAAAGATTGAAGAAGTAAAAGAAGAAAAGAAGCCAGCAGCAAAAAAGGCTGAAGCAAAAGAAGAAAAAGTACAAACTGAAGAAAAATGAAACTAATAATTGGCTGTCCAATTTATAAAAGAGATTGGATTTTACCTCAGTGGATTAGATGTCTAATCAATCAATCTATTGATATGAAAGATATTGGATTTATTTTTGAAACATCTCCAAATGATTTTTCTACGGTTAATTCTCTTTTAGCTTGGAAAAGAATAGATAATAGATTTCCATTGTTTGAAATCAATGAAAGAAATGACATTGAGCATTTTGAGCACGAAAACAATGGAAGACAATGGACAATGTCCAAATACCATAACATGGTATCTTTAAGAAATTCTTTACTTAAAAAGGTAAGAGAGTATCAGCCAGATTATTATCTAAGTTTAGATTCAGATATTCTTTTAGAAAATCCTAATACAATAGAATTATTGATAGCTCATATAAAGGACGGAGCAGATGCTGTAGCCCCGTTAATGTTTATGACTCCAGATACAAATAAGTATCCAAGTGTAATGAGCTGGAAAGACTCAGACTTGGAGATGGCATATAGAAAAGAAAAATATCCTTTAGGAACATATTTTGAGTCAGATATAATAATGGCTGCAAAGATGATGTCTAAAGATGTTTATAATAATGTTGATTATGAATTCCATAAGCAAGGCGAAGATCTTGGCTGGTCGAGAAATGCAACCAGAAAAGGCTTTAAAATGTATTCAGCATCTTATATATATGCCCCGCATATAATGGCACCTTTTTTGCTTCAGAACCATTTGACTTCTGGAGATCCAAGAGGTAATATTAATACATATGAAGTCTAATAAAGTATGATATATTTGTATAAGATTGTTTAATCTTATAAAAGTTAATTTACTATATAGATGATCAGTAATAAAGGATAAAAAATGGCTTTTGAATTTGTAGAAAACTTTACCATCGAAATGCCTAAGTTTTCAGAATCAAATTATAACTTTTCTGAATCTTTTGACGCAAAACAAGGTTTAATTATTGAAGTAGCCGCAATTCACGAGCGGATTAACTGCCAATTATAATAACTATTCTGCAATAGAGCTAGAAAAAGCTCTTCAGTCTTGGGTTGATCCATATCCAAAGCCAATCATTCTTAATCATGATTTAAACTCAGAGCCAATTGGTAGAGTTATGGCAGCTAGAATGGACAAAGAAGAAGACGGTTCGTCTTTTGTTCGTTTGCAAATAGCAGTTACTGATCCAGTCGCAGCACAAAAGATTGCAGACAAGAGATACATGACAGGTTCAGTTGGTGGTAGAGCCGGTAAAGCCGTTTGCTCGATATCTGGTGATGATTTGGCATCCGAAGATGACAATGGCAAGCCAAGAGTAGCAAGATATAAGAGAGGCAAAGTTTATAAGGGCAAGATGGCTTTTGTAGACATGCAGGATATTTCATTTAAAGAATACTCGTTTGTTAATCAACCAGCAGATCAAAGATCTGGCGTTAGAGGATCAAAGACAACTGATGGCAGTGCACCTGTAGCAGACTCAGATAACTGGGTAGCAAAGAGTGCAGCTTTTGTTCTCCACATGGATAACGAAGATATTGTGTCAATAAATGAAAATGAATCAATCTTGAAAAATATGAAGAAAAAAGAATCTAAACCAGTTTATCTTCATTTAAAGGGAGCGTTTTTGACAGCCCTTGCAATTCAGGAGAACGAAAATGTCAATAACGAAAGGGTCTCATTACTATCTAATGAAGACTCTATTGAAAATAAATCTGAGGAGAATCTTAAAATGAAAGATGTTGCAACTGATGACATCCTCGCTGTAACTGAAGAGCTTAGCGAAGACCTTTCAATTATTACTGCAGGTGGATCAAAAGAAGAGCCAGCAGAAGAAGCAGCAGCCTCTACAGAAGAAGTAACCCCTGTAGAAGAAGCAGCTCCAGTAGCAGAAGAACCAACAGAAAAATCAGCTGATGAAACAGCTGAGACAACAAACGTTGAATCAGACGCAGAAGAAGTAAAATCTGTTGAAGAACAAAAAGAATTAGTCGCAGTTGAGTCGGATGACGAATTAGCAAAAGCTAAAGCTCGCATAGCCGAACTTGAAGCGCAAATCGCTTCTGCAGTTCCAAACGCAGAAGAAAAGTCTACAGAAGTTCCAGAGGCAACAGAAGAACAGAGTGAAGAAGCAATTGTTGATTCTGTTAAGGCTGAAATTTCTGAAGAAAATAAAGAGACTGAAGGAACAGAAGCAGAGCTCACTAGCGAAGAAGTTGCTCCTGAGCAAAATGCCGAAGATTCAGTCAATAAACTTCAGGCTCTTGAAGAAGAAAACCAGAAGCTTAGAAGTGCATTACATAGAACTCTTGCTGAAAGAGTTGTAGATTCAAAGATTGCAATTGGTATTGAATCCTACGAAACTAGAGAAGAACTAATAGCTGATCACGTTAAGCGTACAGCTTCTTCTTTGGCCGATTCTTTAAGAGATCTTGCAAGCATGCCAGCAGCTAAAAAAGCAAAGGCAATCTTGCCAGAAATTAATTCTGAAATCGAAGCTAGCGAGAATGAGACAGGCGTCATAACTCTTGATAGAAAAGATGAAGAAAAAGAAACAATGGAGACAGCACCAATTGAGGACATCTTTGTAGATGCTCTTATGGGCCGTCGTAAACTTTAATCAAAATACTTTAAGGAGATAACTAAAAATGAGTTTAGCAAAATTTCGTAAAGTTGGAACCAAAACAGGTGCAGGTCGTTTCGTAGTTTCGCAGGGCATTGCCCCAGCAGCCTACTTGCTGACACACCCAGGTCTTCCAACATGGTACAGCGATTCGGAAGATGACCGTTTCGAAGTAGTAATTCCTAAGGGAACAATCCTTTCGGTAGTTGCTGATAGCAATGGAGATGCACGTGTAGTTCCTGCAAACGGAACATCGAGCAGCCAGTCTTGGGGCGACAACATGCCTACAAGCTGGGATCCATTGGCTGGTGCAACTCCAGCTTATTCATCGGGTGCAACTGACACAGTAACTGTAGCAGCTCGCTCGATTCCTGTTGGTGTTGCACAGTATGACCTCTATCGTCCATTCGATAAGGGCACATCACAGGGTGCAGGTTTCATTACCCATGGATATGTTGAGTATCCAATGGTTACTGGTATAAACGCAGACGTCACAATTGGTTCGGTCGTAAGATCAGACAATATGGGCCGTCCCGTACTGGCAGCTGCTAGCGATTTCTATAACTCGTCAGCAGTCTATTCTTACCTCCAGGTTGGTAAGGTAGTGGAAGTAGAAAAGTTTGCAACCAACTTTGATGATGGTCTGCTTTCCTACATGCAATTGCCGTCAGACCCAGGTGCTTTGAAGACTGTATACGAGCTTACACGCTCGGGCGCATTCTCGGGCAAATTGGGTATACGTTCCAACTTGGACGTTACAAATGTGATTGGTGCATTCCGCGTCAATCTCACACTTTAAGAAAATAATAGCAGGAGGAAAGATCCTAAGATGAGTAAGACAATCCAAGAGCTCCTCTCGGGTCTCCCAGCATGGGAGACTGTTTTAACCGAGGATGGGCACATCGATGAAAACAATAGAGTGACCATCAAAGAGGCTTTTGCATCACCAGATGCAGCAGCACTTTTTCCGAAGGTCATCTCTCGTACACTTAGAGAAGCAGCAGAGCCACAGTTACTCGTGACTCCATTGCTCTCGACAGTGCGCCTAGGAAAGGGACGCTCCTTGGAGTTCCCAGCCGTAAACGCAATTCAAGCAGCTGAAATTCCTGAAGGTCAGGAATACCCAGAGCAGGCACTCGCATTTGCAAAGCAGATCGAAGGCAAAGTTTCGAAGAAGGGCGTTAAGCTCTCTTTCACAGAGGAAGTCATTGCTGACTCACTCTGGGACATTGTCGGACTTCATGTTCGTGCAGCGGGTCGTGCTATGGCACGCTTGAAAGAGCAGATTGCTCTGTCACGTTTCAAGGACGCAGCTACAATTGTATTTGACAACGACAGTGGTTCGTATGATGATACAACAGGCCGCGGAATTGATGGCGCATTCAATGACACACTCCACTGGGATGATGTTATTGATATGGCAGCAGTCCTTATGGCAGAAAATCATATTCCAACAGACTTTATCCTCCACCCATTGATGTGGTCGGTATTCTTGAAGGATGCAATTTTCCACACTGGTGGTTCGGCTGCAGCTGTTAATACAAGCTGGGGCTACCGTCCAGACTCGCCAAGTGGTGCGCTCAATTCAACAGCACCAATGGGTCTGAACGTAATTGTTACACCATTCGTAAGCTTCACCGCAAAATCGGGAGCAACACCTGCTAAGTCAGATGTGTTCTTGATTGACCGCAATGAAGTTGGAACCCTTCTCGTCAAGGATGAAATGAGCACAGATCAGTTTGATGATCCAACTCGTGACATCCGTCAGATGAAGATGAAGGAACGTTATGACATCGTAATGCTCGGTGACGGTGAAGGAATCACAGTTGCTAAGAACGTTAACCTTGCTCGTAACTACGAAGTTCAAGTTACCAACGAGGCAACAATCTAATAAGCCTTAGGGAAGCTATAGTTACGAATCCCTAGAGAGTGGGGGGTGTGAGAGAAATCTCCACCCCCTATTTTCATATTTACGTTTTGTTTATTACTATTATCATTAACTGTTAGTGTCGGAGATTATTAGTGGCTTTATTTCTCGTTGATCAAGCAAAAGTGGGTCTTTATAGTGTTTCTATAAAGTTTGGTAGAACCATAAAGATATCTTCTTTAAAGAATGAAAATTTTAAAGTATATAGAGATGCTGCTACGCCAACGCAAGTAACAGCACCTTTTGAAATAATAAATACAATCAAAGATTATAATCAGATTTCTAGAGTTATGAGCCTTTATTGGAAGGCTACTCTAGTTGATGGCGCAAATTATTATATTCTTGTTGAAAACATAGTTGATTCAGCTGGATCAATAATACCAACAGAAAAAATAACTTTTACATACGTATCTGCAGCCACTCCATCTGAAGTAGAATATGTAGATCCGGGTATTGTTCCCGTATTAATTGAAGACAAATCAATTAAGACAGAAGCTGATATTAGTTACAATATCATTGCAAAGAATCCATTATTTTATGTAGATAATGTTGATCCTGTTGATGGAGATTTTTATCTTTCTAATGATTATAATTACGGAAGAGTAACAATATCTTTTAATGAAGTTCCAGCTTCAAACTTTTTAAACAATAGATATTTCTTATGTCAAAGAAAACTAATACAAAAAGCTCCATCAAGATGGGAAAATATAACTACAAACGTGAGTAGCCACTCATGGCGTCCAGAAGTCTACGTTGACTTTCCGTCGCTTGATGCAACGCCTTCTTACTTCACTTCTAATAAAGATTATTTTGAACAAGGATATAAGTATAGAATTAAAATTTCTAAAGATATAGGAATTTAATTATGGCAAATTTTGTTTACGGAAAAGCAAAACAGGCAATACTAAATGGAAATGTAAATTTTAGTAGTAATAATTTTAAACTTCTATTTGTAGATACAAGTGTTTATACTGTAAATCAAAATTCTGATGAATTTGTTTCAAACATATCTAATTCAGCAATAAAGGCAAGAAGTGCAAATCTATCCTCTGTAACCAATACGCTTGGAACCGTGGACGCAGATAACGTATTATTGCAAGATTATAGTGGGGCATCTTTTCAAGCTATAGTCATGTATCAAGTTGGGACTAGTGATTCAAATTCAAGATTGATATCTTACATAGATACTTCAGACGGATTACCATTTAATGGCACTAATTCTTTAATTCCAGTTACTATAGTCTGGAGTGACTTAAGTACAAAAATTCTTTCATTATAGGTAAAAATATGGCGATAAATTATCCAGCATCTTTAGATACTTTTCAAAATCCAACGGCAACTGATCTTTTAAATTCTGTATCAGTTCCACACCATCAGCAGCACACTGATTTAAATGATGCAGTTGAAGCAATACAAACAGTAATTGGACTAAATCCAGCTGGATCGCATTTAACAGTTAAAGATAGAATTGCTGCGGTAGAATCAAATGTTTCTACTCAATCGGTATTAAATGGACTAACAGATGTTACTATTAGTTCTGTAACCACAGGCCAAGTACTTCGCTACAACGGCACACAATGGGTAAATTATAATGAGCAAAGTTTAGTAGACGGAGGAAATTTCTAAAATGGCAAATACCTTAAGAATTAAAAGAAGGTCTTCTGCAGGCGCAGCAGGTGCACCAAGTACGCTTGAAAACGCAGAATTAGCTTTTAACGAAGCCGATAATACTCTCTACTACGGTAAAGGTACTGGTGGAGTTGGCGGAAGCGCAACAAGCATTGAAGCAATCGCAGGTTCAGGCGCGTACGTAACAAAATCTACTGAGCAGACAATTACTGGAAATAAAACATTTTCTGGCGTAACAATTGTTCCTACTCCATCAGCAAATGCTCATGCAGCTACAAAACTTTATGTTGATCAAGCAATATCTGGAGTAAGTGGTTCAATTACAGTTGCTGGCGATAGTGGTACAAGCCAGACAGTTAGCTTGAGTGATACACTTACTATTTCTGGTGGAACAGGTCTTTCATCGGTAGCTAGTGCAACAGATACAATAACAATTAATCTTGATGCAACAGCTGTAACAGCTGGATCTTACGGAAACGCAAATACAGTAGCTACATTTACTGTAGACGCTCAGGGTCGTCTCACTGCAGCAGGCAATAGTGCAATATCAATCAACGCTGCTCAAGTTCAATCATTTACCGAAGAGGCACAAGATGCTGTAGGGACAATGATCACTAATGGTGATAAGTCTGGTATTACAGTAACTTATGACGATACTAACGCAAAAGTTAACTTTACAGTCGCAGCACAATCATTTACAGCCGCAGCCGATGGAGGCAGCAGTCAAACAATTACAGCTGGTGATACATTTACAATTTCAGGTGGAACTGGTTTAACATCCGCTGCAACAACAGATACAATTACTTTAAATCTTGATAGCACAGCCGTTACAGCTGGTTCATATGGTAATGCAAATACAATTGGTACATTTACTGTAGATGCACAAGGTCGCTTAACTGCTGCTGGAAATACAGCAGTATCAATTATTGCAACTCAAGTATCTGACTTCACAGAAACATCACAAGACGCTTTTGGCTCGTTAGTTTCAGCAGGTGCTCAATCTGGCATTACAGTTACCTATGATGACACTAATGCAAAAGTAGATTTTACAGTTATAGCTCAATCATTTACTGCAGCAGCAGACAGTGGTTCTAGCTTAACAATTACAGCTGGAGATACATTTACAGTTGCTGGTGGTACTGGACTTACATCAGTTGCAAGTGCAACAGACACAGTAACTTTAAACCTTGATGCAACAGCAGTTACAGCTGGATCTTATGGAAACGCAAGCACTGTTGGAACATTTACTGTAGATGCCCAAGGTCGTTTAACTGCAGCTGGAAACAGCGCAATATCAGTTGCATCATCGCAAATAAGCGATAAGTCAACAACATTGGTCACTTCAATAGCTGGAACAACAAATGAAATTGCTATTACAGCAGGTACAGGCTCAGGTCCATACACTGGAGCTATTACAATTGGTCTTCCTTCAAACGTTACAATTGGAAATAATCTTATTGTTACTGGAGACTTAACAGTTAATGGCAATACAACAACTCTTAATACATCAACAATGGTTGTTGAAGATAAAAATGTTGTTCTTGCAAACGTTGCAACACCAACTAATACAACAGCAGATGGTGCTGGCATAACAATTCTTGGTGCAACAGATAAAACATTTAATTGGGTTAATGCTACAACAGCTTGGACTTCGTCAGAGCATTTAGAACTCGCTGCAGGTAAAACCTTAATCATTAATGGTACAACTGTTTTGTCTAATACAAATCTTCAGAATGTTACAATTGATGGTGGAACTTTCTAATTAATTTAAGAAAGGTTTTTTGTGACTACACCAAATATTAATGCTAATCAAATAGCGATAAACCCTGCTACTGGTTCTTTATATTACGTAGATGAAAATAGTAATATAGTAGAAACATCTTTAGATTGGATAAAAGAAACTGCTCAAATAACTACGAGCGAAGACGTATTGCTTTCTAATGATCTAACTATTAGTGGAAACTTAACCGTAAATGGTAATACCGTTGTAGTCAATACAGAAACAATAACTGTTGAAGATAATATTATTATTCTTAATACAGGCATTGCTAGCAACGTCGCCAATACTTTAAATGCAGGCATTGAAGTAGAACGTGGATCTTTAACTAACGTTCAAATTCGTTGGAATGAATCTAGTGATAGATGGGAATTTACAAACGATGGAACAACATTTAATCCAATTGGTGCAGCTAATGCAAATACAACAGGAACATCTGCTGGTTGGACAACAGCTAGAACTATAACATTAGCTGGAGATTTAGATGGTAGTGTTTCAATTGATGGAACATCTAACGTAACCTTAACAGCAAACGTTATTGCTAATGCAGTTACTCTTGGT